AAAAAGCAACTGATGAGCAAAATGAAATACTTGGCTTAAACGCGGAAAAGAAAAAGCAAGATGCGATTGAAGAAATAAATCAAAATGCAACTTTAACAAAGTCATTTTTAGAGCTTGCAAGGTCAAAGATGACGCTTACAGAAGATGAATTGCTTAATCTTGAATATAGGCGGTCAATTGTAGATCAAGATTACAATGATGAAGTTACAAGGTTAGATAAGTTAATAGCTTTAGCAAAAGGAGATGCAAAGAAAATAAATGAATTGCAGATTCAGAAAAACAATGCTGAGGCGGGAAATTTAAAAAATAATGAAAACTTTGCAAAAGAAGAAAAGGGAATCAATGATAAAAGAATTGCTAATGATAAAAAGTTTAAAGATATTATCAGAGGTTTAGATATTGATGCAATTAAAGATGATAAAGAAAGGCAAATAGCTCGAATTAAAGATAAAGGAATAAAAGATTTGGAACAATTTGATAAAGATGTAGAGTTTATAAATATTACTGAAAAAGAAAAAGCAAGGATTCGTAAATCAATTATTGATAATACAAATCAAGAAATTGCTAAAATAGAAGAAGATGAATTAAAAAAATTACTTGCAGAAAGGCAGAAAAAAATTGAATTGGCAGCTGAAGGAGTTCTTTTACTTACTGACCTTTTTTCGGCTATTCAATCAGCAAGGTTTAAGAAAGATCAAGAAGCAATTGATGAACAAATACAAGCAACTGAAGATAATATTCAAGCCTTAGAAGCTAAAGCAGAAAAGGCAACAGGATTAAAAAAGAAGCGTTTAGAAAAAGAAATTATTGCAGAAAAAGCATTGCTTGAGCAAAGGAACAAACAAGCCGAAGAGTTGCAATTAAAAGCGGCAAAACAAGAAAAGAAAATAGCAATATTTCAATCCATTATACAAGGTGCGGTTGCCGTTACGCGTGCTTTAAATACTTTTCCTGGACCTCCTGTTACTATCCCTGCCGCTATTGCAGCTGGTGTATTTGCTGGAATACAAACGGCAACAATTATTGCCCAACCCCTCGCACAGGGTGGCGTTGTTACGGGTGAACGCGTGAGCCAAAAACAAAATATACCAACAAGGTCAAACGGTGATAACGTGTTGGCGTATGTTAAACGTGGTGAAGTTGTGTTAAATCAAAGGCAGCAAGGTTTATTAGGAGGCTCGGAAACGTTTAGAAGAATAGGTATAAAAGGATTTGCAGAAGGTGGTTTAGTTCCACCAATTTCAGCACCTATTGGAGTTAATTCATTTAACAATGATATTACAGGGTTTTTAAAAACAATTGACGCAAAGACCGACGCAATTAACAACAGAATAGACCGCTTGAAGGCTTACGTTGTTAGTGATGACATAGCAAGAGATTTGCAAGAAGGAAATAAATTAAAAGTAAATGCTACGTTATGATGAAATATTATAAAGAAATGGCTGACCGCGTACCAGCTGAATACAAAGAGCAAGTTACATTAGCTGTAAACAGAACTTACAGGGTTATAAGCATTGACCCTAAGGACATGGATTATTTGTTTCACGTTTATAACAAATTTGTAAACCAATATACAACCGAGGATAGGAATTGTAGATCCTGCAGAACTAAAGTAATTGGTAAAATGAGGCAAGTAGTTGAATATTGGAACAATGGAGAATGAGGACAATTTTTTAAAAGAAGAATTAATTGACGATTTTAAACACAATGTTTTAAACCGTTTTAACCAGCATTGCCAAAATGAAGGTAAAGGGGTTAATTTTTTTCTTTTATTAGATTACCTTATTAGCCATAACATTATAAAAGATAAAACCGTTGCTAAATATATGGTCATGGAATTGTACCCAGAGAGCCTTTACGAAAACAAAAGCAAATCAAGTGCTATTGAGGATATTGCCTTAAGAACGGGAATTAGTTCACGGCACGTGTATAATATGGTTCAACACCCAGAACGTTATACTAACTTAATCAGTAAAAAAAGAAATAAGAAATAAGGTTAAACATATTTTTGTATAAATCAAAAAAGCTATGGCATATAAGATAGATATCAGCGGTGAAATAAGTGACTATAATAATAGCATTGCATATTTTCAAAACAAAATAAAGGAAGCTAATAACCAACCATTAAATATAGAAATTACAAGCGGTGGAGGTTCAGTAACCGAAGGGCTTGGAATCGCAGACATTATCGCCAATTATCCAGAAGAAACGACGGCAACAGGAATCGGCTTGGTAGCAAGCATTGCAACGGTTGTACTTTTAGCCTCGGATAAGGTGAAGATGACGGAAAATTCTTTTATGATGATTCACAGACCTTGGGGAAACGCAGTTGGCAACTCCGAGGAACTTGAGGCAACAGCCGAGTTATTAGACAAAATGGAAGAAAAATTGCTTGACATTTATGAAAAAGCAGTTTTAAAAAGAAAAGATGCTGAGGCTGGAATGCGAAAAAAGATAAAGAAAATGATGTTTGTTGAAACGTGGTTAAACGCGCAAGAGGCATTAGAATTTGGCTTTATTGATGAAATTGTAGTTGGAAACGAAAAAAACAAACCATTGTTACCGTTGCAAAACATTCTAAACAGATTTCATAACGTACCAGCAGCATTATTAGTAAATAACAAAGAAAACGATGAACTTATGGGTAATGCCATTTTAGAAAAAATCAAATCTTTACTTAACTCGGCTGAAACAGTTGAGGAAGTTAAAGAAGTTGAACAAGTTGAGCAAGTGATTGAAGTTGATAAGGTGCAAGAGGCAATTGATTTATTAGCGGCTAATGGCTATGTTGTTTCAAATATTGAAGCAAATGAAACAGAGCCAACAGTTGAAGATAAATCAAATGAAATTGAGCAGGTTTTAGAAACTCTCACGGCTGAACTTGTTGCGTTGCGTTCACAGGTGAAAAAAGGTATTGGGTTACCTTCTGGAGGAACGACAACCGAAACAGTAAAAGAAACAAAAGCAAAAGCTACTCACTTTGACGGCTTTGCTAATTTAGTAAAATTTAAAATCTCACAAAGATAATGGCAACAGCAAACATTAACGGTTTTGACCAAGATAATACCTATGTGGGTAAATATGGTTTAAACCGAACCAATCCATACGCAAATGTTGACGGCTTAAACGCTGAGCAACTTTATGGCGTTGATACTTACGAAGATCGCATACCCGTTTCTTTTAGCTGGCTCATTGCCTCTGGTGGTGACCGTACGACCGTAGAACCTATTTACGGTGTTACTAGTGCTTCAGACTATTGGAAATTTACAGTACAAGATGAAAGCGGAAATGAGGCATACGCTCAATGGGTATCAAGTGCGCCAAGTGCAGCGATTAACATTACTACAAGTGCCTTAAACCCTGTTAACGATTGGAAGGTATATTTTGCGACTGCCAAGGCTGGCGAAAAAACTGCATTTAGTTTTATGATTTCAGATGCCCAAGTTGCCGCGAATACTACCGCTTCAATTACTTATGCAAACCTTTAAAATTTAATTAAAATGCCAATAACAGAATTTAGCCAATTAGACGTAACCTTTAGAGGGACGGAGGCAAATAACATATTTTTAGAGCCAGTATTTTTTGACGACGATTTAAGGTCACAATTTAGAATATTGGGCAATGTTGCGAATAAGAAAAAAATGGTTTTTGTTCAGCAATTGGAAAACATCGTTAGAAAGTATAGCGGTTGTGGGTTTACACCTACGGGATCGGTAGCAATCTATGATAGAACAATTGACGTTGAAAAAATGAAGGTTGATCTTGAAATGTGTTGGGACGAGTTTGAGGATACTGTTTTTGAGGAGTTGTTGAAAACGGGTACACGTTTACCAGATGTAAGCGGTACTTTGATTGAAAATATTTTGTTGACTAGAACCCAACAAGCTATTCGCCAAGATGTAAGCCGTTTATCTTATTTCGGCGACCAATCAAGCAACGATCCTAATTATGATTCTTTAAACGGATTTTGGACGGTTTACTATCCAGAACTTGTTACAAAGGATTTAATTCCAAGAACTGATACGGGTTCGGGTACAGACCTTTCAAGTGGTGACGGCTTTGAAATCCTTCGCGCAGTATATGACCAAGCGGCATTGCAATTAAAAGCTTTACCTAATAATCAAAAGGTGTTTAATGTGACGGGTTCAGTTTATACCCAATTAAGGGAAGACATCGAAAACGGTGGTGGCGGTGATTACGGTCTATTGCAGTTAATAAACGGGCAAGAAGTATTTACCTTTAGAGGTATTCCCGTGATAGGTCAATGGAGATGGGACGAGATTTTAACAAACTTAGGCGTAACTAAGCCTCATTATGTTGAATATACAACCCCTCAAAATAAGGTCTTAGCTACTGATGTTTTAAGCCCAGAGACTGCATTGGAACTTTGGTATGACCAAAAGGACGAAAAGGTATATGTAAAAGCTCGTTTTAAAATGGGTGTTAATTACATTCACCATTCATTAATTAGCGTAGGCTATTAAACACTAAAAAATATGAGTGCATTAACTTCGGGTTGGTTAAACCAATGTATAGATGGCACTTGCGCGGGTGGTATAGGTAAGTTGTATATTGCGAACGCTAATCAAGTTACCTCAATCACTACAAACGCAAGTGCAGCCGTTACAGCTATAACAATGACGTCAAGTGCTTCGGTGTTTTATGAAATTGAGTTTAGAGATAATTCTGGAGCATTTACCGAAACGGTGACGCAAGACCCAGATACATTAAGCGTAGCTATTGAGCAATCATTGGTAGGTATTATAAATTGCCGTGATCAAGAATTAAGAAATTTAATTCAAGATATGACTAATCAAGCTTGCGGCTTAGTAATTGTTCATGTAGAAAATACGGGTAATTATTGGATTTGGGGCGTTGAAACAATAGGCTCAAAGAGAAGACCTGCAAGGCTAACAAGTGCTGAAGGTTTATCTGGTGCTTTGTTCACGGATTCAAACCAAGAAACGTTAACTATTACTTGCCGTACTACTAATAAATGTAGGTTTATTGTTGATGGCGAAACAGTCATGGAGCTTTTAGATTAAAATAAAACTTATGATAGTTAGGGAAAAAAGTAAACTTATGCTATTTGTTGGGCAAGATCCAACGGGAAAAGCAGGGGTAATAAAAAAAACTATCGGAGAATTATCGCAAAATGAACTTAGGGCTTGGTATATTGCCAGCCCTAAGAACGTTGAGCAACACGTTATTTTTACTCCAGAGAAAAAAACCTATGAGCCAAGTAAAGAAATTGAATCAAGCAACTCCAAACAGGAGCAGGCGTAATTTAAGAAAAAATATAAGTCCTTTATTGGCTTCGGTTACCCTTGATACTAGTAATACAATGTTGGTGCAAGAGGATATTTTTAATGAGCCGAGCCGTGAAAGGCTTGATTTTTCTGGGGCTAAATGGGTTCGTTTCTTTACTCAAAAGGATGATTTTTTAAAGAGTTTAATTGCGATTGTAAATAATTCTCCGACATTACGGCGTATAATTGAGGACAAAACCAACATGGTTGTAGGTGACGGGTTTATACCTATGAAAGGTAAATCAAGCTCACTACTTACCACGACTCAAAAAGGCGAAGTAATTACAGATGAATCAGTAAATGAAATTGAAAGCGTTATAAGTTCAGTTAATTTACACGGACAAAACTTACAGGAATTACTAGGGGCTTTAGCATTTGATTACGATGCATTCGGAAATTGCTTTGTAGAAATAGTAAAGGGTAGCGTTGGTTCGCAGCCCTTTACCTATTTATACCATGTTCCCGTATATAATATTGGAATTAGAAAAGCTGGTGCTGATCAAATTATTAAGTCAATTGGAATTTACGATAACTGGGAAGAAGTTCCATTAACTACAGATGGATCTTTCTATGAATCAGAAGGCTTTAGGGAATTACCAATCTATCCGGAATTTAAGGTAATGGAAGATGGTACACAAAGAAGCGTTATACACGTAAAACAATATGCGGCGGGGTACTTTTATTTTGGTTTACCCGAATGGATAGGGGCTAAAATGTGGGCTGAAATTGAATACAGAATACAAAGATTTAATACAAGTAAATTTGAAAATGGGTTTATGCCTTCTGGTGTTATGCAATTCTTTGGATCAATGACACAATCAGAGGCGCAAAAATTAGTCGAAGGAATTGAAAGCAAGTTTACGGGAATGGGAAACAATCATAAATTGTTTGTGCAAGTTTTACGAGATGAGAAATTAAAGGCTAATTGGATACCTACAAGTAAAGAAAATGAGGGCGAATTTTTAAACCTTCAGAACCTTGCAGCAAGTGCAATCGTTACGGCAAATAGATGGAGCAAAAGTTTAGCGGGATTTGCAACGGCAGGGCAATTAGGATCAAACCAACAAATACGGCAAGAAATGGAATACTTGCAAAATACGGTAATTAAACCAAGGCAAAACCTCTTACTAAGCAAGGTTATTAACCCGTATTTAAAAGAAATAAGCGAATATAACAATGCTTTTACAGATGTCCAATTTGGAATAAGCAATACTTTGCCCGTTAGTTTTATGGGCGATATAGCACCAGAAAGAAATTTGACACAGGACGAAAAGCGTGAATTATTAGGTTATGGCGCGCTTGATAATCAAATAATAGAAACTAATACAGATGGGGCAATTAATACAACCAAGTGAGGTAATTTCGGGAGGTGTAGCAAGACCAAGCCCAGCGGATATACGTTTGGATAAAAGCCTTATAAGCCCACATATTCAAGATGCGGAATACCGTTGGATTGTTCCCGCGATTGGGGTTTCCTTTTACGATATTTTAGTGGATGAAAAAGGAACAAGTACAGCTTTTACAACGACCGCTTACCAATCATTATGGGATAATCAACTAAAATCCTTTTGCTCAAATGCGGTGCTGTACGAGGCTGCTCCATATATGGTAATGCAACTTGGAACAAACGGGCTTTATACTTTAGATAACGAGTATGGGCAAAACGTGGGAGTTGAGGGATTAAAATTTTATCAAGATACTTTAAAACAAAGATTGGACGTTAAAAAGAAAAGGATAAAAGATTTTCTTTGCGCGTGTGCAACGGATATGGCTGGCTTTATACCTTCGGCAATCGGTTGCCCAGAAAGTACTTGCGACGACGAACAAGAAGAATTAAACGATATTTATAACACCTTAGGAATAGTATTATAATGATAGACAAGCCAAAAAAAGAACGTAGATTTATAAAAACATTAGGCAATATAGGGCTTTACGTGTTTGAGCAAATATTAAAAAAAGGAGGTGATTTATTAATCAAGAGGATTGGGGGTAAAAAAACTTTGCCTTCAATCCTTTTCCTTTTACTCAGCTTTTCCCTATTTGCTCAATATCCAGCAACGGGAAACAAACAAAGATTAGGTTATCAAACAACCGCGGACGGATTGGTTTGGCGTGGTCGTGCAAGTGATACGGTTGCCTTAAAATCAACTGGTTTAAATAATGCTTATATTATAATAGATACATTAACCAATGTAATGTATAATTACATCAAAACAAAAGGCGGATGGCTTTATAATAATTCAGATACGATTATACTTACTTTAGATACTATTAGCCTTTCTAACAGGATAGATTTAAAGGTTAATATTTCTGATACCGCAGCAATGCTTTTGCCTTATGCATCAAAATTATATGCGGATACAAGCGGCAGATTTTACGCAAGGCAAGATTATTTAAATGTTCAATCTGCAATATTAACTTGGGCGCAAAGTGATACTTTAATAGCAGGAAATAGCGAAGTATTACAAGTTTATAGAAATGGACAAATATTGCTTCCTACACAATACACAGTTAATTCATCGACACAATTAACAATTGCTACTACATCTTTCAAGGTTGGCGAAAATTACACAGTCATCTTCCCTCGTGGAGGTGGTGCAAGTCAAGGTGGAAGCGGAGGTGGAAGCGGAACTGTTACAAGTATAACCGCAGGAACAGGTTTAACTGGAGGAACAATAACTACCAGCGGAACAATTGCAGCAGATTTAACCGTATTAATGGAACTTACGGATACAGTTTCACTAAGCAATAGAATAGATACTAAGTTAAATGTTACAGATACCGCTTCGTTATCTAACCGTATAGATACAAAACAAAATACAATATCATTAACTACAAATGGCATAAGCGGTGCATCAACTTTAATTAATGACGTTTTAAATATTCCTCAATATAGCGGTGGTGGTGGTGGAGGTGGAACGGTTACTATTGTTGAAGCTTTACAGCCTATAAATATAGACCAAAATAACCAAGTAAATCCTAGAATTTCTATTGTAAGTGCAAACGCTTCAAGAAGTGGATCTTTAACAAATACGGACCAAACTATTGCGGGGGTTAAAACATTTAATAGCGCACCTATATTAGCAAGTACGTCTGGAACAGCTACATCAATATTAGGCAAAACTTCAACAAATTCAATTGCAAGTGTAACCCTTGGCAGCGGTTTATCATTAACGAGCGGGACATTAGACGCAACGGGTGGTTCTGGAACAGTTACAAACGTATCTGGTACAGGGACGGTAAATGGTATATCATTAAGCGGAACAGTAACAACAACTGGCAGCTTAACTCTTGGAGGTACTTTATCAAACGTAAACCTTGGTACACAAGTTACGGGCACTTTACCAATTGCAAACGGTGGAACGGCTGCAACAACTGCACCTCTTGCAAGAACGAGTTTAGGAGCAACAGTAAGAGGGGCGAACGTGTTTACCCTTCCAGATATTTCAACTTTATCGTTTTTGCGTTATAATGCGGATAATACTGTAAATCAAAGAACGGCAGTTGAAATGAGGGGTGATTTAGGAGGTACAACCATTGGGCAATCAATGTTTACATTAACCAATCCTTCAGCCATTACTTTTCCAAGGTTTAACGCTGATAATACAGTAACGGCACTTAGTGCAACAAATTTTAGAACGGCAATAGGGGCTGGTACTGGCAATGGTAATGGATCAGTTACAAGCGTAGGTTTATCAATAGGCGAAACTGGTACAGATGTAAACGTATCAAATACACCAATTACAGGAAGCGGAACAATTACTTTAAATATACCAAGTGCTTCAAGTTCAAATAGAGGGTTAGTAACGACTGGAGTGCAAACTTTTGCAGGTGATAAAAATTTTAATGGTGTCGTTGTTTTTGAACAACCAGTAGCTTTTTATAAAACTATTTCAAGACCTTTAAACATATATACATCAAATACTACTATAAGTTTAAGTAATGGTTGGATTATATGCAATGGCTCAAGTACAATACAATTAACATTACCAAGTCCCATAAATCAATTAGGTATGGAATTTCATTTAAAAACAATTACTGCAAATTCTGTGACAAATAATTTAACAAATATTAGTCCATTAAATGGAGGATCTACCACATCTACTATTCTTCCCGGAATAGATGGTGCATGGTGTACACTTGTTAGTGATGGTAGTCAATGGGTTATAATGGCTTCAAACTTTTAAAATAAAATCAATGAAAAATATACTTTATCTATTTCTGCTATTGCCTTTATTTACTTTGGGTCAATACACAGGCAATGCCAATCAAAAGATAACCTTAGGTGAACAAACAACCGCGGACGGTTTAATATTTAGAGGCATTGCAGCTGACACAACTTTAACCGAGAAAAGTGATACGGCTGCTTATCTTGTTCTTGATACCGTAAATAAAAAATTGTATTTTTATAAAGCAAGTGCAATACCAAAATGGAATGAAATTAGCGGCTCAAGTGGTGGAGTAGATAGTAGTGCTATTGCGTATGTGAACACCTATAATGCTCAAACAATTAATGGTGCAAAGACTTTTAATAATGGAATACGAAGAATAGTTCTTACAATTGGTGGTAGTGCAAATCAAACTATTTCAGCTGTTATAACAACATCTACTTTTATTATATTAAATGGTGTTGCTACCGTAGATTATACTTTAACTCTTCCAGACCCAACTACAAATTTAGGTCAAGAAATATATATAAAAAGGTCAACTCAAAGCAATGCCGTAAGTTCAGCTACAAACATAACACCTTTTAATAATAGCGGAACAACCACTACTATTTTTTCAGATGCCTTGGCAGCTCCTTATATGGTTATGTTAGTTTCAAATGGTACTACATGGGTTATAATGAATGCTTTTTAAATAAACATAAATAAATTTATGAAAACAATAATACTAAACCTTTTTAAATACGGATACGAAACCGTTGCCTTTTCGTTTTGCTGCGGTTTTATTGCCTCTTTTTTTATACCTATTCAAGGCTTCCTACTCTTTACCGTGTTCGTTGTCTTTGCCGACACCGTGACAGGCATCAAGGCTGCAAGGAAGGAAGGAGCGAAGATAAATAGCAAAGGACTGTATCGAACGATTGAAAAGATAGTCGTTTATTTTGTATCAATTATGATTTTTGAAGGTGCAAGAATTACCTTTTATTTGCCTTTTAACATAACATATATGGTCGCTTTTATGATAGCAACTACGGAACTATTTAGCATTTCGGAGAACGTAAAGCGGATAACAGGCGTAAACATTGGCACATTGGTTTTAAGATTTTTTAAAAAATAAAAACAAAACAATATGGAAACTACTTTAAAAACTGCGCTTAAAACGGCAGATACAATCAAGTCACCGCTTGGCGACGTTGCTTGTTATTCAATGAACTTTGCCGAGCTTGCTTCGGAAATTAAAGTTTATGTCGAAGATAACAAAGTAAAGTTTACTTGGCGCGAATATGTGAAATTGGCTCAAATTATTTGGGACAAAATCAAAGAGACAAGCCGTGAATGTGCAGGGAAGGAAATAGAGGTAAAAGTGCCGCCTAAATTTTCTTTGATTTCGGCTGCTTTCGGGCTTATCGGATTTAAATTATAGGCTTTAACGTAATCGCTACCTTAGGGCTGAAGGGGGTGCATTGATTTGCATCCCCTAAAAAAATATAAATATGAAACCTAACCAATTTTTATTGTGCTTAGATGCCGGTCACGGGGGCATTGAGCCTAAAAAAAATGTACCTTATAATTACACAACCTACCCTTCTAAATGTAGTCAACTTTCAAGAGGTGAATTTCACGGGCGTGGTTGGTTCTTTGAGGGCGTGTTTAACAGAGCGGTTGCCGCATTGATTGAAAAGTATTTAAAGGAATGGGGTATAAGTGTTTTAAACGTTTACGATCCTATTGTAGACATATCTTTATCAAATAGGGTAAATAAAGCCAATTTTGCGGCGAATAAATTTCCAAACGCTTTATACCTTAGCATTCATGGTAACGCTGCACAGACGCCAAATGCAAGAGGCTGGGAAGTGTTTACAAGTGTAGGAAAAACAAAAGCTGACATTTACGCGCAATTTTTGTACGAAGATGTTAAAAGTATTTTCCCGAAATGGCAATATAGGGTAGATTATAGCGATCAGGACCCAGATAAAGAAGCCCAATTTTACGTATTAAGTAAAACAAATTTTCCAGCGGTATTGAGCGAAAACGGTTTTTTTACGAATTACGAAGATGCTAAGATGATGTTTGATCCAGAATTTCAAAATGCAATAGCCCTTTGTCATTGCCGTGCAGTTGTCGATTATATGAAGCAATTTGGTTATGTATGGGCATAAAAAAAGGGTTACACATTTAGAGCAACCCTTGTAAGCACTTGAGGGCGTGCTTAGGAAAACAAATGCTTGTAATCAAATATAAGTTTTTGTAAAAATACAACTGCCTTATCTTTTTCAATGTCGTTTTTTGGCTTGATATATATCCTGTAAGTAATGGATAGCATTCTTTCTGGTTGCATTGTTTTATAAATTTCGTACATTTTACCTACCGATTCATCAAACGGCTCTTGATAGAAGTCAGTAAGATAAGCTATATTATTAACCCGGTTTACGGGCTTGTTATAAATTTCAGAAATTTGTTTAATTAACCTCCAATTTTGGCTACTTATGCCATCTTCTAACTGTTCCTTTTGCTTTTTCATGTGAAATTAGTATATATGCCAACGTAAATGCGTCTATTTCGTCTTGACTGTATTTCGTTTGGCTGGTTAAAAATTGATTATCCTTAATTATTAGGTTCATTAAATTAGCCGTCCATTTGCTACCCTTTTGCTTCGGGCTGATCCCTTTTGTTTCGTATTGGTAATGTTTACATAGCTGGGTTATAATGATTGAGGCGGCTTGATTCATTCCGACATTGCGGCTAATTGCTAAAGCTGCACGGTGGCTTGTACCACGGCTAAAGGTTACATTCTGTTTAGAACTATCCTCAATCATAATCTTTATACCTGTATAACGTCCAGCCCATTTAGGCACGTCAATAATAAAATCAATAAAGCTTTTATATATTTCAAAAGTTAGTACCTTGTCAGCAATAAAGCAGACGGCTAAACCTTTTTCCCGAAGTGCTGGATCTATTCCTATATATGTCATGTAGCAAAGTTAAAAAGGATAATTGATATTATTTGTAATTTAAAAAAATAAATTAATTATTTATT